CGATCACGGCGGTGGCAATGGTGCGGATGGTGCGGGTGCCTTCGTTGACTTCGACGACGCGCACGCCGTGGTGGTAACTGTCGAGTGCCATTTGGCGGTTCTCCTGTGTCCGGACGGAGGGGATCAATGTGAGCAGGGTCAGGATGCAGGGGCGGCGCAGGTTGGGCGAGTGACCGCCGTTGTAAATGGCCGCTTTACAACAGCGGCGGGGTGACGGTTGGCGGCGGGCAGATATGAAACACCCCGCACAGGGCGGGGTGTGGGTTTAGCTAGCTGTGGCAGGCTTGGGAGGCCATGCAATGGGCTGCTGGGTGAGGTCGAGGCGGCTTATCAGCACCCGGTACTGGCGCCAGGCGGTATACGCTGCCTGCTCAGCGTCGGTGGCCATGCCGAGATCCACGGCGTCGGCGAGGATGGCGATCTGCTGATTGGCCTCGACCATCAGCATGTTGCGCTGCGTTTCTGCCTGTTGCCGTTGCCAGTTGCTTTCGGCCTCGATGTTTTTGACCCAGATCTCACGCTCTTCGTCCCACACATCGAACCTTGATGATGGTGCGACAAGGGTCTGTGTTTCCGGTACCTCACCAAGCTCGGATATCTCGCTAGCAGCCCCGTTCTGCTTATCGTATGCAGTCTGGCCGCGATAGTCAGCGACAAGTATCCAGTGGTCTCCTTGCCGAACAATGGTCTTGCCTGGCTCTGAGGCTGGCGGAGCATCGAGAAACGCACAGGCAGGGAGGCCTGTGCCCACCGATACCCACACATCTATCTGGCCGATGTATTCGTTGGTGGTCTGGTTGGTGCAATGGGTCAGTGCCCATCCATCTGTTTCGGCCCATCCGTTTGTGCCCCAGGTTACACGCGGTTGGTTCATTATGCGGCCCTCACTATGTAGTTAAATGCAATATTTCGTGAACGGTTTTCAGCAGCAGTGGGCACTACTCGTGAGGCATTGAAATCAAGGAAGGCATGACTAATTTCTATCCCCGGGCTAGTTGCGCACTTAATATTGGGATAGGAGGCGCCAGCCAAGGCTAGTGCCCCGGTCGCGGCGGTGAACATCCATCCGTTGTCAGTGAGAAAATCCCCGGTGATATTACGAATCGCGTCCCCTTGCGCTGAAAGCAACGCCCGGCCCGCATCCACCCCCCGCCCTGCATCCCAACCCCGAGGGAACTCACCACGCATATCAAATGGGATCACTCCTGCTGGCCAGAGTGCGGCCAGTTTTGGGTATGCAACTTTGTCAAAGCCCTGCGCCTGAGCGAGTAAGAACCGACTGTTGGGTGGGGTGGCCGCTACCCATGGGATGGGCACCCCGATGGGGGCCACGATATCGAGCAGAGCCTCCATGGCGGCTTTCATTTCCTTGGGGGCGACGGCAACGGAGTCGAGTAACCCGGCCACGGCTTCAGCTTGGGTCGCCAGCCTCAACATCCCTTTCTCTGTCTGGTTTCCTGCTGGGTGATCTCGGCTTTCCTTGTGTGCCTTCATCACATCATCGACGTATTTGCGGGTGGCCAGCACCACGGCTGGGTCAATCTTGAGCTCTACCGCGCTGGTGTCACTGACGATCAACACCATGCGGATTACCTGGGTGCGGCCTGCTCCGCTGGTGAGCAGCGGTTTGTAGGTGTCGGGGCAGTTGGCCACGGCAATCAGCGCGCCGGTATTGTCATACAGGCCGATTTCCCGGATCCACCAATCGCCCACGTCTTCGGGGATCACCTGCTCGGCCACGATTTGGCTCTGGTTGAGCGGGTCCTGAAACAGGGTGTTGATGTTGGCGCGGCGGCGCTCCTTGACCAGCGCGGTCATGGCCGGATTGGGGGTAACCGGCTGGCCGTTGCCATCGCCGACCCCCATTTTCGTAATGGGCAGCGGAATACCGAGCGCGAGGGCGTTGGCCAGCTTGGCCTGGCCGACGGTGGTGAGAATGGCGTAATAGATGGCGCTCATTGATTAGCCTCCGGTTGAATGGTCATGGTGTCGATGGTGTGGGTGATGCCGCCGTGCCAGCTGTGGCCACTTATTTCGATGGCTTCCGGCGTGTAGGGATAGATGGTGATCTCGTCGCCGAGGTAACAGGCGGCCCCCACATAGAGCGGGCCACGGGTCTCCAGGCTGATGGCGAGCCCTGTCAGGTGACGGGTCAGCGGCTTGGCGTCGTCAATGAGTCGATCCAGTTCGGCATATATCGGCTCGGTGATGCCGGTATCGAGCACGCCGACATCGAGCTTGAAGGTGCCCGGCTCGGCGGTCGGGGTTTCTTGATACCAGTGCAGCACCCGGATCAGGTAGCCCAGTGGCTCAACGGCGCGGCGAATGGCGCCGACGGTGCCCTTGTGGCGATGGACGAACGGGGCGTTGGCAATGACCTTGCGCTTGGTGGCTTCCGACCAGCTTTCATCCCAGCGATCGACCGAACGCTCAGCGGCCAGACTGGGCAGGCGCCAGACCGGGCAGGCGTAGGGATCCCAGAGGGTGCGCAGCACCTCGACCGGCAGATCGCAGGCGTTGGCGGCGACGGTGGCCAGCCGGCGCTCGGTCGGGGTGGCGGAGGGGGGCAGCAGGTCAGTCATGCCGCGACCTCGACGGTGTAGCCGGTGCAGTAGGCGGCCTGGGTATCGGTTGGGATGATGTCAGCCCAGCCGACCAGCTCAACCCAGACGACGCCCGGCACATGCAGCACGGCATCAATGCCAGAGCGGGCGATGCGCACGCCGATCCGTTTGCGCGGGTTGACCCAGGCGGCCAAGGCGTCGCGGGCGGCGGTCAGGGCCAGTTCGGCCTCTGCACCGGTGAGATCCATGTGCAGGTTGGCGGTGATGGTGTAGGGCAGGATGCTGGCGCTTTGCACGGTGAGGCGGTCGGCCACCGGCAGGCGGTCTTCGTCGCGGCATTCGGCTTCTGCTTTGGCGATCAGTTCAGGGCTGGCGGTGCCGTCGCCCTCGCTGCTGATGATGGTGACCACGGCGACGGCCGGGCTGGGGCTGATGGCTTTGGCGTCGATGATGCGGCCATCTGCCGAGCGGGCCCAAAATTCGTAAGCGCCGCGCGGGCCTGCGGTGCTCATGGCATCCCACGCCATCAGATAACGTTCGAGCAGGGCTTCGTCACTTTCCATGATGGTGGGGATCGGCGGGGTGGCGGTGTCGTCCCCCTGCTGCACGACCAACCGCTCGACGTCCCAATTTGCCACCAAATTGTCGAGATCGGCCCCTGCTGCCCACGCCAGCATGTTGGCCACGGCGGCGCTGTTGATGCGGGCACGCAGGATCAGCTCGCGGTAGGCGTTTTCTTGCAGGTGTTTGGTGATGGGCTCTGATTCGAGTGCCAGTGTGGCGGTGATGGCGGCCTGCTGGTCTGCCGGATAGAGGGCGATCAAGGCCGCCTTGCGCTCGGCGAGGATGGCCTCGAAGTCGGGCAGCTCGACGGCATCCGGGGCGGGCAGTTTGGAGAGGTCGATGATGTTCATGAGGTTGCTCCGGTCGGTAGCTGGACGGTGCCGGATTCGAGCAGGCCGTTATCGGCGCGGCGCCATGTGAGGGTCACGGCGCAGCCGCCACCCAGTTCAGGGGCGCCAATCTCGACGTGGGTGATGCGGATGCGCGGCTCCCAGAGGGTGAGGGCGTGAACGGTGGCGGCCATCAGGCGCAGGCGGGTTGCGCCGTGCTGGGGCTGGTCAACAAGGCTGAATAGCTCGCTGCCGTAGTCGCGGCGCATGACGCGGGTGCCGATGGGGGTGGTGAGAATATCCCGCACCGATTGCAGGATGTGGGCGGTCTCGCTGAGGGTGCGGCCGCTGTCGGCATTCATGCCCTGCCAGTTCATAGCGGCCCCCCTGTCTGGCCGCCGCCGGTTTGCACGCCGCTGTGCTTGTGGGTGGTGACTTCAATGCCGCCGATGTTGGCGGTGGGGGCGGTGATCTTGCCGCCCGCTTCGATGGTGGTGCCGACCTTGAGCGCCTCGGTGCACTCGACCAGTGGGGTGATCAGCTTGACGGTCACGCTGGCGGTGATGACGGCCTTCTTGATGCCGGATGCGGTGAGTTCGCCGGTGGTCGGGTTGTATTTGATGACCGCGCCATCGGGGTATTCAACGACATCGAGATCGCCGTTGTCATCGTCGGCCAGCGGTTCTGGGTGGTCGTCCTGGTAGACGCCCGCCAAGACAAAGGCGTTGCGCAGGTCGCCGCCCAGGCTGAACAGGATCACCTGTTCGCCGACGCTCGGGCGCATCCGGCGACGGGTGCGACCGGCGCGCAGCACCAGATAGGGCCGCCAGTCGGTGTGGTTGCCTTTGGTTTCGACGCGGCATTCGCCAGATCGCACCTCGGTCACGGTGCCGATGCGGATCAGGTCGTCGATTTTGCTGAGTAGCTCGATGATGTTCATGAGGGGGAGTGTCTTTTGCCACTGCCCCCCTTTGCTACCTGCCGCCGTTGTAAACGGCGGTTTTACAACGAGCGGGTGAGATGTTTGAGCAGGGCGTCTTCAACGCGGTCGATGTCGGCGTCGGTGATGCCGATCAGTTGACGCTCAGGGTATTGCACCTCTTTGCCGTTGATTTTGTCGCGCAGGCCGAAGTGATGGACGGTGGCGAGCCGGTTGGCGCTGCCAGTGAACTCGACGGCGGCCTCGTTGGTTGTGGCGGTAGCCTTGAACCATGCAGGCTTGACCAGTTTGGCGAACATCTTGCGGCGAATGGAACCCCGCTTGGCGCGTGGCTTGCGCGGCACCATGGCGGTGCCATCCGGCTGTTTGTTGGCGCGGATCCGCTCTGCCTGGGTGGCCCGCATGGTGCGGGCCAGTTCGGCAGCCAGCTTACGGCGCTCTGGGGCACTGAGCTGCTTGAGCAGGGCGGCGGCTTGGTCGCCTAGTTGCTGGAGGGCGTCGGCGGCCATGGTTGGTGCTCCCCGTTGATAAAGAGTTCCCAGGTGATGCCGTCATAGGGGTCTTCTGGCGGTTCCGGTACGTGCTGCCAGCCGATCCCCTCTTCGGTTTTGGTGACGATGACCCGTTCGGTGAGGGGGATGGTGATCAGCAGATCGTAGAGATCACCAGCCAGCAGTTCCGACTCTATTTTGATGGCGTTTTCCCGCTTGTCCGGGTTGGTGAACAGCTCCGGCTGATGTTGGCGCAGCCATGCCAGCAGCGGCACGACCAGCTGATCGGGGTGGCCTGCAAAGTCGATGATGCCGATGGAGAGCGGGTATTGCCACTCGAACGACAGAGAGTGGGCGCCAGTGGCAACGATGCGGCCATCGCCCACGGTGAGGATCAGGCGCTCTGGGTTTTGCGCCAGTTGCGGCGAGCAGCGGGCAAGCACATCACGGATTGCGGCTGGTTTGAGCATGGTGCCTCCGGTTGCATTGGATGACGGCATCGACCTTGGCGGCGCAGGTGGCCCAGGCGGCCTCTGTTGTGGTCAGCAGGTCGAGCAGATCGCCGTTATTGAGGGGATCCGCTGGCGGCAGCTGGCAGGGGGCCGGTGCGGGACAGGTGAGCCTGATAATCTGCGGCGCCGGTGGTGGCGAGGCGCTGGAGCAGGCCGACAACAGCAGCAGGCAGAGGGCGATCGGCCCACATTTTAAGTTCAACATTTTCACGTTTGAGCCTCTTGATGGTGCCTTCGCGGGTGGCGGCGGTGGCAGCCAGCTGGTCGAGCTGGCCCTGCAGTTGTTGGGAGGCCTCGCTTTGGGCCGCCAATTCGGTGGTGAGGGCGGTGATGGTGTTGTCTTTGGCCTGTTCCCGCCGTGCGGCCTCGTTGGCCTTGTCGGCGGCGGCCTTGAGGTCGCTTTGCAGGGTGGTGACCTCTGCTTTGGCCTTGGCGGCGGCGGTGTACTCCCAGATCCAGCCGCCAGCGGTGACCGCCAAGGTCAGCAGCAGCCAGCTGATGGGCTGGCGCAGCAGGTTAAGCCACATCAACCACCTCCCGCACCGGATAGACCTTGGCAAAGTGGTCGTATGCCTCGGCCAGCTTGGTGTCGTAGCGGTTGTCTTTGTAGGCGGGGCCGTTGTAGCGGCGGGCCACGTCGGCCCACTTGCCCGCCTTGAGCGCCTTGTGCAACTGCGGATCCCGTTCGATAAAGCCGACCACGGCGCGCAGGTGCTCGCGCTCGCTTTCGTGCATGGCAGCCAGCCAGTGGTCTGCCGAGGCGTAGCCCAGTGCCGACCAGTGGTAGCCCATCACCTGGAACATGCCCCAGCTGGCCGACTCGATGGCGGCGGCGCGGTGCAATGTCATGGCGGTTTGCAGGCGGGCCCATTCAGCCGGACCGCCCTGATAGCCGCCTCGCTTGGGGTTGCAGAGTGCCGGATAGTGGGCCGCGAGGCGGTTGGCCTCGGCTTCGCCCAGGTGCTTGGCGAGCTGCTTGAAGAACACATGACGCTCGAACAGGACGCGGGGGAGCTGGCGGGCGTCGAACCCTTCGCCAGCGGCTTCAACCTGGGCGAAGGCGGCGAGCTTGGCCAGCTCGACATCGAGGCGATCAGCGGCGGTCAGCAGGTCGCTGATGGTGAGCTGGTTGCCAATATCGGCCCCGCGCAGGGCGGCCATGGTGCGTGGCCCCGCCTGCCCGATGGCGGTGATCAGGTGATCGATTTGGAAGGCGACCACGGCTTGTTCGGTGGCCTCACCAAACCAGCCGTCTACCGCCAGCGGGTAGCCCGCCTTGGTGAGCAGTTTTTGCAGTTCGGCCACCGGTGCGCCAATGGCGCCTTTTTTGAGGGTCATGGTTGAAATCTCCCGTTGAGATGGCTGGCAGTGACAGATGACGCGCGGCGGCGTGGCAGCAGGCGCATGACCGATCCGCGCGAGCCGAGCAGGGCGGTGAGCACCACGGCGGCCAGCAGCACGGCGGCGGGATCCGGTGCGGGCATGACGCCGAGCAGGATACGCAGCGGCACGGAACCCGCCGCCACTGTGATGACCCATGCCAGCAGGGCAGGGAGGGGGCGATAGTCGCCCCCGTTGCGGTTGAAGGTGGCCAGCCGGATGGCGATGGCGGCGCAGATCATGGCGTAGAGGATGGTCAGCATGTCAGCCCCCTTTGCGGATGTTGAGCAGTTCATCCGGCGCTTTGCGCAAGATCCACTGCAGCAGGTGGACGGCCAGCGCCGAGGCGAGCATGGCACCGACGGCCGCAGGCACTTCGACGTTTTGCGGCAGGATGCTGGCCAGCATGGCGGCAACCAGCGGGGCCGCCAGCGCACCAGCGACAAAGGCGGCGAT